GATTTCACGAGCACATCCGCGACCCGCGAGGATTGATCGACCGCGAGGTTGAACTGGTTAAGAGCGCCGGCTGTCGTGTCCGCAGCCTGCCCGAGCTCGAGCGATCCGGCGATAGCCAGGTCCATCACCGCCGGCAGGGTTTTGAGGGATTGATCGACCGTGAATCCGGCCTTGGCGAGGACCAAATAGCCCTCGGCGGCTTGCTGGGCCGAGAACCGGGTCGATGCGCCAGTCTGGATCGAAGCCTCGCGCAGCCGCTTCAGATTCTCGGTCGTCGCCCTCGTCACCGCCTGGATCTTGAGCTGTGTTTCCTCGAATCCGGCATTGACTCGAGCCACCTCGCGGAGGACCGCCGCCGTTCCGATCCCGACGAATACCCCACCGAGGACGCGCCTTAGCGAACTCCCGACCGTCGAAAGCCGCTCCATCCGGTGTTCGACCGTCTGAACGCCATGCGAGGCGCGATTGGAGCCGTCCACCACCGTATTCGTGGCGTCCACATACTCCTTCGCGCCCTGCTTCGCCCGCCGTGCGTCAATCGCCAGGTAGATCGTCGGCACGTTTCACCGCCCATTCGAGATAGGCCCGGTCCATTCGTCGAAGTAGGTCAAACCACTCGGCCACGAGGTCCACATCCGATAATCCCTGAAGCTCGAACCACGCCGCGATTTCGCGGGGCGGTATCGGAAGCGGTCGCCCGTCGGACCAAGGTCGCGCATCGTGCAAACAAACGAACGCCGACCACACCTCTCCGAGGTCGGGATAGAGGCGCGGGCGTTTGTCCCAAAGCGGTGTTCTCTCGCCCCGCTTTGCCCGCTTTCTTGCCAGCCTCGCCAGCTTTTCATCCGAGCCGCCCTCGAGCTGCCACCGGAGAAATTTGGTCAGTTTCCCGCGCTCTCCTCGTGCGTCTGGAGGAGATATTCTTCGTCGTCGGCTGCTTCATCCCGAACGAAGTTGTAGATGTGCTCGAACTCGGGAGCGGTCAGCAACTCGAGGGCCTTCTTTTCGCTATAGGGGATCGATTTCCCCTTTTCATCCTCGATGTTTTCCCAATCGAGCAGGACAGTTCCCACCATCGCTTCCCGCGCAATCCGTTCCGCAAGCGCGGTGTCCATCTTTCGCAACTTCCGAAGGTGGGGCCGGGATAGCTTATGCTGCTTCTCCCGGTGCTTGGGGTTGTTCATTCGCGCGATCTTGAATCGCACGCCCGCAGCGAATTCGACCCATCTCCCCTCGACTTGCTTCGCGGCGTCGAGCTTGAGGGATTCCAAACGAGCCAAGATGCACGCCCTTTCCATCTGGCTCGGTTTTCGGGTCCGCGTTCAGGCCCAGGGCGGGGGAGCCGGGCCGCATCCGGCTCCCTAGCCCGCACTTTAGAGCGCAACCGTTGGTTACGCGCTCGGGAATCTTGCAACCTTCATCGTGATGCCTTCGGTGGCATCTTCCATCGCCGCCCACTCGAAATTCGCCACGATGTCGGTATTCTCTGCTGTCGAGTTCGCCGGCGCGGCTCGCAGTTTCACGGTCGGCCACTCGAACACATACCCATTCCCGGACTTCTCATAGATGAAGGCGAGTTCCGTCGAGGTCCAGGCCAGGTACTTCGCAATCGTGGTGTTGTTCGCAAAATAGGCCGCGAACGTACCCGAAGCCTGGAATTTGCCCTCACCAACCGAAACCGCCCCGAGGGTCCCGACCTGGAGCCGCTCGCGGAGGTTGTTGTTGACGTTCCACGTCAGCCCCGTGATGTCGAAAGAGGTTGCGTTCTCGAAAACCCCGGTAACGTCGTCAATCCCATTCATCACGCCGGTCGTTGTCGCGGCGGTATTGGACCCGTCGCCCTGCGTCGAGGTGTCCGTATACATCCGCTTCCCGAGGAATTCGATCCCCCCAGTTACGATTCCATTGGCGGTGAGCTCATGGGACATGGTGGCGACCATCATTCCGGTGAAATACTCGAACACGCTGGCAAGGTCGGAGTGGGATCGCTCGATGGAGAACGAATGCTGCGTGATGTCGGCCGGGTCCGCCTCGTCATTGACATAGGCCCCCTGCGTGATCGTCACGCCCGATTTGTCAGCCTCATCCGCAAGCGTCTTATGCGTCACCGTGATGTTCGTTCCGTCCGCAGAGGCGACCTTGGAATATCCGTTATTCGCCGCCGTGGCGAATCCCGCGACCTTGATCCATTGATTTGCGGTCGGGATGGCAGTCCATGCGGTCGCGTGGGTATACTTGTTCGTCGCGTTGACGGCGGATGCCGTTCCGGCCGCGAGCACCGTGATTGCCGCCTCCCACGCATCCGAGAACAGCGCGGCCTTGAGAAAGTCGTCATAGGTCCCATACGAGAATTCGTAGTTGATGGCACCGCGAGCCCTGACCCCGTTTCGGATGAGATCCTTTACCTTGCGGTCAGCCGAAATCTCGCGGCTTTCGGTCGAGTCCGTTTCTTGATTGAGCGTTTCGCCCGTGAAGCGAAGATCCTGGAGGGTGGGCGGTCCAGAAGGAAACGTCCCCCAGGTGCTTTCGGCCACATAGGCCAGCCCTGTACGATCCGCAACGCCTGGCATGGTTCCTGCCTCCTATACGAGTTCGTCGGTGTAGAAGGGGCAGGATACGTCTACCTGCCACCAATTACCCGTCCGTCCCACCGTGGTTATGGACGGGGAACGAAACACGACACCGGATACCGTGACTGCGCGGAACGCGGAGCGTATCGTGTCCGCGACCGCGAGAAGATCCTTGTCTCCCTTTTCGACCGGCAAGAAGAGATTGGCGACCAGCTGGCCCACTGTTCGAAAGTTCTTCTGTGCGCCAATTTCCACAAGAAGCGAATCGCCCCACACGATCCATACCCGAGCCCATTTCGCATCTTCTGGCTGCGAGGACGGGGGCGCGTTATCGTAGACGGTTGGAAGCGTCAGGATGTCCGCCACCTGCGACTTCCACCGGCTCCGGATCGTGTTGGCTATCGTTTCGACGCTCATTTGAAAATCTGTAGCAGCTCCTCAAAGGTCAGTCCGACCATGCCCGCAGGAGCACGCTCCGACCCGCGCATTGCGCGATGGGCGCTTACACGATGTTTCCGAACGTGCTCAACGCCGCGCTTCGTCACGCGGTCGAATGGCCCGCGCTCGTGCTCGGGTATCTCCGCGAGGTGGCGACCGCGCTCGAGCACCTCGATATAGGAGACGTTGTTGGCGATGTAGACAATGGCAAAAGGCGGTATCGTTGCTCCCGTCGCAATCCCAGCCGCCATCGCCGCCGCCCCGGATTTGTCCTCGATGTCGAGCTCGCCCCTTGGCTTCTCGTTGATTGTCACCTGCCAATTACCGCGAGCCCGACCCGTATCTACCGGCGTCCGGTTGATGATTCTCGAAAGCCCGTCAAACGTCATTTTCTTCTGGACGGTGAGCAATTCTTCCTCGGGAATGGTTTTGCCGAGTTTCCGCATTTCCAGGTTGAATTGCGCCAGATTCTCGACTGCCATTACCGCCTCAGCTGCACGATATAGGCCACGACGGCATCGGTGCCGCCAACGTCCAACTTCTCAACCGACACGACCCGGTAAATCTCGGAGCCGTAGGTCACTTTCTGCCCTTCGTCCGGCGTGAAGCTGATCCCGCTCGAGGACAGCACGACCATGACATCGGTTGCCTTGATAATGTCGCCATCGACGTATCGAAGCTCGTATGGAATCGGCGGCGAAGTCGTAACCGAATGGTTGACCGCTCCCGATTCCGTGGTCGCCCCAGTCGCCGGGTTATAGGTCTGCGTGGCCGTTGTGAACGTCGCCGCCTTCGGGAACTTCTGGATAAGAGCCAGGGCTTTCGCTGCGGTGATACTCATCCTCGCCAGACCGCCCCGCTGGTGAACAGAAGATCCCTAAGCATTCCCTCGACGATGACATATCGTTTCACGGCGGATTTCCCGCCAATATATTCGATGTCCTCTTCAAGTGGCCCGACCTTGTACCGTTCCGCCTTGATGTCGCCCGGATTGGTCTGGTCGGGCACCAGGGTATCGCCCTCTAGAGCCTTCAGCGCGAGATAGGCCGTCGCCTCTTCAATTGCCGTCGGGATCGCGTCGTTATCCAAAACATATCCATCCGAGTCCTCGACGGAATCGCGCGGCCAGTCCAGCGCCTGCGTCTCGTTCGCGCGGTATCCCTTCCACAACCCGTTATAGGTCGCGTCCAGGTATTGCGTGGCCTCCCTCAAGGCGTCCTGTTGATCCGCCTCGGCTGCTCCCGACCAATCCGTTGGGTCTCCATGATTCTCGTGATATTGCGTCGCATCGGCCACGGAAACATAACTGTTCGCCGTGCTTAGTCCGGTGCCGTCCTCGACTACGAAGGTTGCAGCCATTGCACCCTCAATTCAGATCCCGGAGGTTAAATGCCTCCGTTGTCCAGTCGATTCGGAAAGTGCCGGTGGATAGGGTTTCCGCCTGCTCCACCGGCACATAGCCTCGGTGTCGCCAATATTCAAGGTCCTCCGGCGCAATCACGAACGTACCGGAAGGCCCGACAACCTCGAGCTTTTCACTCATCGGTATTGGCCTTCGGCGGCCGTCCTCGACGCGCCGGAGTCGGAGTTGTGGCAAGATCCTCGGGCTTTTCGAGCGCGACGGCACCTCGTGCCATCATTTCGATGACATCGACCGGATAATGATAGATCCACTCCCCGGTATCGAGTTTCCAGACGCGCATTCGCCCGCTCTTGTCCAGCTTTTCCGTATCGACCGTGAACATTGGAGGCCCCTTACTTGCTCTTGCACATCCACGCCGTGTAATTGATCCCGGTGGCAATCGTACCGGCAACCACGGTATAGAGCCGCAGATACTGGTAGACGGTGCTCGCCTGGTAATTGACGAACGGCAGGATATACCGACCCGTGGTGTCATCCTTGTCGCAATCGGTCAGCTTCGTCTCCTTCGCCCCGAAATGGTAGTGGCAGAGTTCGTGAATGTTCGCCGCCGTACCGAAGTCGGCATCCGAGGAGCCCTGAAGCACAATCGTGTATGCCTCATCGTTCGAGGCGATTTCTAGAGCGGTGATGTCGATCAGGATTTCACCGCGCAGTTTGCAGGCCGCGCCGAGGTTGATGATCTTTGCGGCAGCATCCACCGTCGCCGCAGCGGACGCGGCTACAAGCCCCGCATCCTTCAGCTCGAAACCCGTATCGAGCGTGTATTGCGTCTCAGC